GGATGCCCATACACGCGATCTGCTCCAAGCCCTGCGACCCTTTGCCGCTCAACGTCTGCGTGTGGTGGGACTCGTTTAGTCGGTTCTGCGAGGTGCGTGAGATGCAGTTCCTGCGTAACCACCGAGTAGAGGCATATTGCCGCGACAAGGTGCTGCGGTCAGGCGTGTACCTGTTTAGCGTGTTTTGGGCCAATGGCGGTTGGTCGGAAATACCTGACCAATCCAAGGATCACCACATCATCGCGTTAGATAGCGGCCAATGGGTTGCCATGCCCAACAATAAATTGCGTTGGATAGACCCTTCGCACTTACATGGCGAAATACCGCGAGGCTGGAAGTCACCTAGTACCAACTACAGCGTGGAGGCACTACCGTGAGATGGATCATAGACCTGTTCCGCAAGCTCAAGGCTAACCGTGACCGCGAATGGCGTTCTGTGCCAGCCCCTAACTGGCGATGTGCGCGTGGAGGGCGCGATATATGGTGAAAGACGACATCAGCCCACCGGGTGCGTGGAAGGAGGAGATGGAGCGCATCCCTTGGGGGTACGGCCAGAAGCAGGGCGACAGGCTTGCTAATGCGTTTGTAGCGATGCGGCGCATGGGACTACACGATGAAGCCACGCTGTTGGAGTTAGAGATTAAGACGCTACGCAACGAAATAGAGTATTTGCTTAACCGTTAAGATACATCGCCCGCTCGTCCTGACGCCGTTTCACAAGGCCGGGTAAAACTCGGCCACCGGCTTTTGTCCATTTTATAAACTCGTCGGCGGCTTCTTCAAACTCGCCACGGTTAATTTTCATGCGTAGGCTAGAACGTTGCAGGTTCCCAAGGCCGACGTTAAAGGCAAAACTTACCAATGCGTCAAACCGGCCTTGATGACCAACAACAGCAGGGCAAAGTCGGGCCACGCCGCGCTCAAACCGGCCAAGGTCTTGAGCAAGGATAGCGTCCACCTCTCCCATAGAGAGGCTGCGATCCCAGCCCTCGGGTATCGGTAAGGTGCGCCGTTCCTCATATTTTACCGCCGCGTGTGAGGGGTCTATAACGTGGCCGACCCCGACGCTCCAGATTAACGCCGGACACTGATACGGACGGGTTCGGACACCCTCATGGCATTTCACAAGTTTAATAAGATCAGGGCTTACTTTCATATCTGCAATTTTCAAAATGCCAGCGGTACATTGCACCATCACCGCCAGTTACCCCACATTTAGGGCAAGCCACTCTTGACCTTGAAACCCCTTTTAGTTTGCTTGGCTTGCCTTTCAATGCAGTAGATAATTTTTTTTTGTGACTGTCCGAAAATACAATCTTTTTACCAAACATCGGATTCTTGCTACCAAGTTTGGCAATAGATATGTTTTTACGGTAAGCCTCTGGCCTTTCCTTGCCTTTTGGGTTTGGAGGGATGCCACCTCCAATACATGTATTCCACCCCATGTTTTCAAATGGACGAAGCATTTTTTCTAAAAACCGCGCAAGATCTTCATTAAGATCCGACGCAATAACATCAACACATATCTCGTCGCCATACTTTTTAATAGCGTTTGATAAATGATTGCGGCGAGTCTTTGCAGCATTTTTGTGTTGGTAAAACCTAACAGCAGGGTTTACGCTGATTCCAACGTACCCTTCATCAAGCGCAAGGCTTGATCGTTCCCTAATGTGGTATACCGCTGTCACTTTTTGCCGAAAGCCTGCGTACCAAACCAAAACGCAATGATGCTGGAGAGAATCAGCATTTCATCGTCGCTGAATACGTTTTCCATCGCCACGGCAAACGGGATGCCCGTCGTATAAGCGTACCAGACGCCAGCCACGTTCAGCGCGACCAACTCCAGCACAAAGATGTAGGTGACGACCGGGCGCACCGACGCACGGAGGTTGATCATCCATTGGCTTGCGCCTTTGCCAATCTCTACGTCGTGGCTGTAGAGCGCCTGACGCTCCTCGGCAGCGGTCTGCGTCTGAATTTGCTCCAGCTTAATTTCCTCAACCCGTGCCTGCGCGATAAAGCCGCGTTCAGCGAGGGCTAGTTCACGCTCCTTCTGTGCGGCAACCAACGCAAGCTCATGCTTCTTGTCCTGCCGATCTTGGAAGATTTGCAGAATCTTGGGCAGACCGCCCGCAAGGAACGACAGAAACGTGCTGACCATCGTCATCATTTGCTTGCCCTCACTACGTCATCGCCTTTGGTGACGGTTACATGATCGCCCTCAACGTCCACTCGCATCGGCTGCTCTTTGCGATCCAGACGGTCTAGTTTGGCGATCAGTTCCTTAATCACCTCAAACTCGGGCTTTTCCTCCTTCTCCACCGTGCCTGCAATGCTGGCAAGCATGGAGATGAGAGCGGTCAGCGAGGCACCGAGCAGCCCCATCACAGCAGCGATCTTGTCGCTATCCAGCGCAAGGCTAGACAACACACCGATCACCACAATGGCTGTGATGTATTTAAGGCCGTCCTTGCCGATAGCCTTGCCCGCGACATCCTTGGCGCTGCTGTGAGCCTCTAGGCGCTGCAATTCGGCCTGTATCTGCACCTTGAGCAGTTGGATGTCGGTGGGTTCGGTCATTGCTGCAACGCCTGTAAAAGCAACATTCCCATGCTGCCGAGTGCGCCAAGAAGGATAAGGATAATCGCGCCGCCTACCTTCAACATGAGCTGCTCAAGGCGCTTCAGTCGCGCATGGATCGCTTCGTAACGCACCGTGCAAACGTCAATGTGGCTCGTCACGGTCGTCTCTAGCTCTTGTACCGTCGTCATTGCTTCGTTTCCTCTACCTTCGGCACCTGCGGCTCTGCCTGTTCTTTAATCTTCAACATCAGCGGCCAAGCGCCTACCTTGGTCGGCAGGTCGCCCAGCACTTGCAGGATAGCGTTCACTTCCTCAACGGATAATTCCAACTTAATCATTCTGCGCTCCACGGCAGCGGCTTGGCGACGGTCGGCGGGTTGACGAGCATATCCAACTCACGCGCTACGTTTGCCTCTACCTCGGCCTTATCCACGCCGTTCGCCCACACCCAGCCCAGCACATCGGCTTCGGTCAGGTCGGGATACGCCACGAAGTCGCCGCTCGGCGAGGCAAAACCCATGCTGCCGTAGTTGGAGGCAGAGTGGTCGCCATCCACCGCCGTGCAGCGCCACGTTGCCGTCACCACAACGTCGTTATGCGAGCCGTCTTGCGGCTTAACGATCATGTTTTCAATTTTCCAAGTAGCCATTTATTTAGCCTCCAGTTCAGCGACACGCTGCCGCAGAGATTTGACTTCCGCAATCAGCAGCGGGACAAGTGAAGAAACATCAATCTGTTGGTAAACGGGCTTGCCGTCTTTATCCACGGCATCCTTTTCACCGCTTACGGCATACGGCGCAACTTCTTGCGCTTCGTGAGCAATCAGCATCGGACGCTCTACCGTCGCGCCGTTCATCTTGCCGACGTAGACCTTTAGCGCATCTACCAACTCGCCAGAGTTTGTAACTGACCCAATGATGGTTTTGGCGCGGTAGTCCGACGTTGTGTTGTAACGAACAAGGCCGCCGCCACGGTTGTAATCAATAGACCCGCGAAGCGTTGCACCGCCGTCTGTCCCAAACTGAACAAATATGTTGTCTCCCGATGTTGCGTTATTCCAAATAAATTCAGTCGTAATACCAGCCGTATCATTTAACAAAAGACAAGCGTTTGCACCAGAGGCAGCCTGAATAGACGCTCTGTAACTTGAATAACTTTCGGGCGACATTCCAATGCCAAGTCGGCCCGCCATGTAATTACTCGCCGTCCCCGCTGCATAGAAGTTCCAGCGGTTAGAGCCAGAGGCGATGTTGCTGTAGAAGCCGTAGTTGTTGGTGGCGTCTGTTAGCGTGCTTTCAGCCAAAAACCCATATTGATTTGTGATTGTAGAACCAGCACCTTTTGTCGCTGGATTTGCATAAAAATGACGAAATTCGCCAGAAGTAAAAGACGCGGCAGCAGTTGTCAGTCTTGAAATAAACGCATTTGCGCCCGTAGTTGACCCGCTTGGCACAGTCCCCCGAATTGCGTAACCCGCAGAAGAATTACTGCTTGTAGGCAATACTCCTTCAATGCCAACTTTATCCTGTGGCTGCGCCGTCCCGCCGATCCCGACGTTGCCGGAGGAGTCAATGCGCATCCGTTCGGTGTAGCCGCCGGTTTTGAATGTCAGAAACCCCGACGCTTGTGCGTTTACGATGTCAAAACTATTTGCTACACCGCCATAACCAACGTAAGCGGCTTGCCCACCGGTATCGTAATAAGCGAAGAAGTTATAAACGCTATTGCTTGCCAACGAACCAGTTGTTTCTGCCCGAACACAACCGCTTGAAAAACTACCTTTTAAGTGCAGCGTTGTTGCAGGCGAAGCCGTCCCAATACCGACGTTGCCCGACGTATCTATCCTGACCCTCTCGCTGCCTCCGGTGTAGAAGGTCATCGGGAGGTAGGAGCCGGTGCCGAGAATGCTGCTGCTTATTCTGGCGTCTGTTCCGCCATTCAATACAATGCTAGCGCCAGCGGTATCGGCTGCGGTTGATCCGCCGTATGCGAAAAATCCACTTGTGACAGACGTTCCGCTTGGTAAAGCACCAACAATCGTCGGCAAATTTGTGCCGCTATTTTGAAACAAAAGGCGATTGCTATGAGTCGCATTGCTAAAGTCGCCCGTGATGCGCTGGGCGGTGCTGGAGAAGGTGAGGTTGCCGGTGGTAATCACCGCCGTGCCTGCGTTCGCAGACGTAATGGACGCCGTTACCGCCGCGAGGGACGCAACACCTGTGATGCTGCCGCTATCGTCTACGATGACGCTGCTGTTTTGGATCAGTTTGCCGGTGGTTAGGTCAAACCGAGCAACGGCGTTATCGGTAGCCGAAGCGGGGCCGACGACATCGCCCGTACCGCCGCCGCCTGCCGATGTCCACGACAAGGTGCCGGTGCCGTTGGTGGACAGCACTTGCCCGCTTGTACCGTCAGCCGAGGGGAGCGTGTAGGTCGTGCTGCCTGCGTTCGTGGCTCCCTGTATGCCGACATAACCTGACGTTGCGCCCAAGAAGCGAGCGGTCAGCAAGTTGGCAGAGCCGATGGAGGCTTGCACAGCCGTCAGCGTGGTCGTAGCCGCTACGCCGACATTGGCAGAGGCTACAGACGCCCCTGTGGCCGTCAGCGTCGTGATAACCGCTGTACCGAGGTTAGCCGAGGCAATAGAAGCGGCGGTGCTGGTCAGGTTCGTGACCGTGCCTGTGGTGACAAGCGCCACAGCAGCGTTGACCGACGCGACCGATGCCGAGGTGGCGATCAGATTGGTGACCGTGCCGTTGGTAATGACAGCGGTGCCAAGGTTGGCCGAGGTGACCGATGCGCTTACCGCTCGCAAATCGGTGACGTTAGCCACCCCTGCGTTGGCAGAGGCAACCGAGGCTCCCGTTGCCGTCAAATTGGTGAAGGTGCCGGTTGTGATAACGGCTGTGCCGACGTTGGCAGAGGTGATGGACGCGCCATCTACGCGCAAGTCGGTGACAACCGCCACGCCAAAGTTAGCCGAGGCGACCGAAATGCCCGAGAGGGCAAGGTTGCCGATATTGGCCGAGGCGATAGATGCGCCGGTCGCCGTCAAGTTTGTGACGGTGGCTGTGGTGAGTAGCGCCACATTGGCGTTGACCGAGGCGACAGACGCGCCCGTGGCCGTGAGATTGGTGACGATCGCCGTGCCGACGTTGGCCGACGAGATAGAAGCGCCTGATGCGCGTAAGTCCGTAATGATGCCAACCGCTGCCACCATCAACGCAGCAGAGACGTTGGGCAGGTCGGCCTTACCGCCTACCGCAAGCGCCGAGGCGATGGATACGTTGGCACCGAGGGTGGTGTTGCCCGTAACCGTTAGGGTGCCGTTGATCGTCGTGTTGCCGAACGAGTTGGCGGCGTTAATCATCTGGAAGCGGGTGCCGTCGTAGATAACGACAACCATCTCGCCCGAGTTGATGTCGCCAGCGGCAAGCGCCGTGCTGCCGTCGCGGGTGACGGCTCTTGATCCCAACCCGTCCACGTTCAGCGTCACAGCGCCCGTGTTCGCGCCGCCCGCCACAAAGTAAAACAACTGACCCGCAGCATAGGCGGTCAGGGTGGGCGACATCGTGCCGGTAATTGTGTCGGTGCCAGAAATCGTAATTAGCTTGGCGGCAGTAGACTGCACTTGCCCGAGGTTGGCGGCATCGTTCGCCAACGTGCCAGCTGCCAAGCCCGTGACCTTGTTGTTGCCCATCGGGATGTTAGCCGTGGGCGTGGACTGACCGTCTTTTGTAATGCAGTTTGTTAAACCCGAGGCAAGGTCTGCCGTCAGGGCATTAAATACCGTGGCCGAGATGACGGTGTTGGCGACAACGGGCTGCCCCGTTGAGTTGATGAGAAATGTACCGCTGCCGTTAAAACTCATCTGTGCTTACTCCTATCTGTTCTGCGTTGCGCTAGTTGCGCCTGCGCCGCCTGCGCCACCAATGGCTGCCGCCCTACGAGCGCGTTGCTCTGCGAGTTTCCGAGCAACTTTTTCAATGTTAAAAACATCTTCTTCAGCCCGTGGGCCGCGCATCATTAATGCTCGCGCTAATTGATTGCGGGTTTTTTCAGGCAACTGCGCTTGATTCCACAATCTTGCGCCACTTGTAATGAAGTTTATCGGGCTTCCTGACGCCATGCCGCCAACATCTAGCGCCACATCGGCATTTAACTCGCCAAGCGCAGCTTGTCGTGGTGCGGTTTGTGAACCACGGCCCAAAACATCAGCTTCGCGCATCGTGCGTTCAGCAAGCATCGTGCGATAAAACTGGTCAAATTTTTCACGCGATCCAAACAACAACTCTAATTTTTCACGCGGCACAAAATTTTCTACCAGATTCATCATTTCGGTGCGTCCCGCTTTGGATGTACCTACTTTGTCGCGTATCGCCTCAAACGCGCCAATACGAGCAGCCTCTCGCTCCGATTCCGACATTTTTAGCAAATCTTTTCGCAATTGATCGGCAGACAGACTGCGATTCAACACGGTTCTGCCTAAATTTGCTGCTTCACCAGTTGCACTTGGGCCAGCCCACGCATCTAACGCTTGTCGGTATACCGATTGCCCCGTTTCTGCATTGGTTGTGCGATCAATTAGCTCTGATCGCAATTTGTCGCGTAATTCGGCGTAAGATAGTCCTAACTTGCTAATTTTTCCGGTTGCAGCGTCAGTTTGTTGCTCAATTAAGGCGTCAAGACCTTCCTTAATGTTTGCAAGGTCAGATGCGTTGTATGTGCCGGTTTCAACTCCTTTAAACGTCCACCCTTTGCCGCCTCTTGTTACTTTTTGAGTTTCTGCAAGACTGCGTGCAATGCGCGTTGCGCCCAACTGTTCAGCGCGTTTCACAATGCTTGCAATAGTCCCCGATGGATCGGTTACCGTTATGCCTTCTAATTGACGGTACAACGGGCCAGCTTCGCGGGATCGTTGCTCGGCAAGGTCGTCTAACGTTGAAAGCAGCCGCTTTCCTCCCGTTTCTAGACTTTCTTGCCCTGCTTGCGCCATGCGCTCGCCTCTCGTTAAAGCGCGGGTTTCCACAAAATCACGCAATTCTTGTTTGCCTTTGCCCGGCAACGTAGCAAGCAAATCCGCAAGTTGCCTTGCGTTTTCGCCTACATCCAACAAAGCCGCTTCTGGGCCTAAATTACGCAACCGAGCCGCTACATAAGGGCCAACGTCTTGGCCTTCTGGCGTGTCACGGATTAATGCTTGAATCAAACGTTTTTGCGATTCTGTCAATGCAACTTTTTCGGAAGCGCGTTCACCAACATTTCGGCTAACCGCTCCTAAAACGCCAGTTGCGGCGCTAGATGCGCCACCGCCACCGCCGCCCATTGCTGCATTAAGCAAAATATCTTTCATTAAATCTGGGTTTGTTGTTGCGTCTGAATAGCCAAAACCAGACAAACCGCCTTCAACACCGCCAGCCATTGCAGCGCCGCCAATTCTGCGACCTGCACTCATATCAATAGTTGGCGGCAAACGAGTAGTGCGTCCTCCCGCCGACATCAATCGCGGGCCAGCGCCAACGCCCATCATGCCGGGCAGCATTGAACCGCCAACATCTATACCAAACGCGGTTTTTGGGTAATCTTCACGAAATTGCGTAGTTGCGCCGCGCACCATTTCGCCAGTTTTTGGGCCAGTTAATTTTGGGATCATGCCAAAACCAAGCGCCTGCGCGGTTTGCAACGTAGTTTGAGCCCAACGCGGCATTGTTCTGCCTGCTTGAAATTCTTCTGATTCAGGCTTTACACCGTAATCGCCCGAATAATGCGTCATCATTTGGCGCTGTTGCTCGTAAGCATTGCGCTCCATCATTAACTCTTTAAAGCGTTTTTCTTCCTCGGGAGTAAGTGCCATTTTTTTAACCTCCATCCCGTTTACGCTTCAGCCTATCTAATTCGTCTTGCTTTTCCTTACTCCAAACGACCCGACGTTCCATTGATTTAGATTTAAACGGCTCTATAACGTTTTCCACGTTCAAATCGCTTCTTTGAGCAATGTTACCGTATTGACCAATAAGGGCGTTGACGTCTGCCTCTCGCGCCTTATACAAATCGTAAGCCGCATCAATTAGTTGCTGACGGCGTTCTGGCAACATTCTTCCGCTTGCAGCTTCTTCATATAGCGATTTTATGCGACCACCAAGGCTGCCCTCTTTAGCACGAAGGTCAAAATCTTCTGAACGAACAGCGCCAGTTGGATCGTCACCCTTTGCAACAGCATAAACAATTGCAACGTCACCAACCGCCGTTTCCGGTGCCGTAAAGATGCGCTGATAAGCTTTTTGTATGCCTGACCAATCCATGTCTTTAAGCCGCGATTGCAATTGATCGCGCAATTGGCCTTCATCTTTTTGTTTGTCGCGCGGCGTAATAATTTGCGTTGTTGGGCCTTTAACCAAAGGCACCAAATCAGCGTAATTGCCGGTTTTTGCGAATTTCGCCATGCTGGCAGGCGTGAAATCAGCAGGTGACGGTTTGCCAGCCATAGACTCGGCAGGCTTTTCAATTGCAACCAACTTGCTGATGTCTCCCGTGCGAGTTGCATCAGCCACGCTTGCAGGCGTGAATTTGCTGGGGTCAATGTCGCCAATCTTGAGGTTGGCCGTCTTGGGCATCGTTGCCTCGTACTGCGACATGGCGAACTGCTGCACCATCGGATTGCCGCTTTCCAAGCCTTCTAACGCTCGCGCACGTTTTTGCGCTGCCGTTAGCGGGCCGCCAACCTGCATCTGCATTGGCTGGCTAAAGTCAGGCTGACCATCTGCCCCCATCGCGGGCGTTAAAAGCTGATTAGGCGCTGCAATGGCGCTCGGCTGTGCGTATTCGGTGCTGCGGAACCCCGGCTGACCATACGGCACGGCAGGGCCACCGCCCGGCTCCGTGTTGATCATCGGCATCGGCGCTTCCATCGCGGCCAACTCGGCCATGCTGACGTTACGCTGCTCGGGTTCAAACGAACGGATGTAATCAGCAAATTCTGTGCGACCTGCCTTCTCTGCGGCGGCCTTGGCTTCTTCTGCCTGCCGACCCGCACGGGCGGTCATAAAACTCTGCAATGCTTTTACAAGCGGCGCGGCCTTCGGGATCGGCGCTGCATTGCCTTCCATCGGTTCGTACTGCTGCTGCGCGAGGGCTTCGGCCAACATCGCACGGCGACGGGCTTCCTCTAACTGACGTTCGTATTCAGTCGGTGCGCGGAAGGTTTGCGTGTACTTAACCGGCATTTTCAAAGTCCCCTCTGTAGGCTCCTCCCTGCGGCGTCGTCATGCCGGGAGAAGCAGGCATACGCGGGCGCATCGGGCGTCCACCGATCTGCGGCGACATACCCTGCGGGCGACCCATACCGCCCATCATGCCGCGATTGCCGGTGATGCCGGGTTGCGGTGACGTTTGCGGGCCGTTAAAGGTCATGTTTTGCGGCGGCACACCGGGAGCGGCGTTAGCCGTCGGTTGTCCGTAAGCAAGGCCGGGAACCTGACGCATTGCCATGTCGCGCTGACCCGGCGGGGCTGACAAGGAACGGTTGCGCTCCTGCATCGCCATCATCTGGGCCAACTGCTGCGGTCGGCGGTCTGGTGTAAATCCGTTCATGCGTTAGCCCTCAAAGTAACCCGTAGTTGACCATCTTGTAGCCATCGGAACGGGTTACAACCGCCTCCGGTAGCACCGTCTCAACCTCATCTGCCATTACGCCGCGCTGACGCTCGCCGTTGATGTCGTACTCGTATACGCCAATGCCGAGCGGGTGAGTGCCGACGCGCACGATGTTGGACTTCAAACGGCGGTCTGACGTAAACAATCCCGCTACGCCGAGCGGGCCGCTGACAGCCGTTCCAGCGGCTCCCGCAAGGCTGCCAAGTAACCCCATGCCTGCGTTATACGAGCCAACTTGGTTTTGATAGTTGCGTTGTGCGAAATCGCCCGCCGCCTGACCCGCTTGGAAAATAGGCGCAGGTGCGACGGTGACGCCGCTGTAGCCTTGGAATTGCGGCACGTTGACCTGACCGCCTGACAACAATGCGCTGATCTCGTTGACCGGGATGCTGCGAATTGCGGCCTGCTGGGCAAGTGCTTGCTGTATCGCCGTGTTGCGGAACTGTTGTTGCGCGATGTTTTGTTGGAACTGCTGTTGTTGGGCGGCATTGGCGGCAGCCTGACGCGCCAACTCTTGTTGCATCGCTTGCGACTGCGCCTCGTTGTAGAACCCTGCGGCTCCCTGCGCCTGACCAACTTGCTGCGCCTGACGAGCAAGGTTGGCTTGCTGTGCGGCCACCTGCTGTTGGAAGTTTTGCGCGGCGGCTTGGTTTTGCAGTTGTTGTTGCGTGACGCTTTGCCCAAAAATCTGCTGCAAAGCCTGATTGGCCGCCTGATTGGCTGCCAGTTGACGCTCGTAGTTTTGCGAAATCGCCGCGTTTTGCAGTTCTTGCGCTTGTTGCCCCATGCCAAACTGCTGCAACAATGCCTCGCGGTTGAACTGACCCGCACCGAGGGCTTGCTGGTAGTTTTGCGCGATGGCTGCGTTTTGCGCTTGTTGCGCCGCCAAAGCCTGCTCAAAATTCTGGCCGATGGCCTGATTTTGCATTTGCTGTGCGGCTTGGGCTTGCCCAAAGTTCTGCGCGACAGCGCGGTTATACGCATCTGCGGCAGATTGCTGACTTCCAAACGATGCCAGTTGCGCCTCACGGCCAAACTCACCCGCTTGCAGACGTTGTTGAAACGCTTGCTGTTGCGCTTGGTTCTGCGCGGCTTGCGTCGCCAGCGATTGCTGGAGGTTTTGCCCCAACCCGGTGTTGTATAAACCGGCCTGCTCCATGCCCGCACCAAAACCCGAGAGGGCGGCTTGGTTGGCGAACATAGCGCGGGATTGCTGCTCACTAAACGCCTGCTGGCGAGCTGCTTGGTCAAGGCTGATGCCCTGCGCGGCGGCTTGCAACAAAAGGTCGTTTTCCTTCTGCATCTGCGCCGACATGGCCGAGTTGTACGCCTCGCCACCCGGTCGCAATCCTTGGTTGATCAGTTGCGTCTGGAGTTGCTGACGCTCACCCTGCAACTGCGGAGATAAACGCGACAGCAATGCCGTCTGCGCCGTCATACCAGCGTTGACCGGGCCTTGCGGCAAGTTAGCGATGTCAATTTCGCGCTGTAACTGCGGGCCTTGGACAAACTGCTGCGCGTAGCCAAACTGGCCTTGTTGCGGGCCACCGGCCACGCCGCCGATGCCGGACAAGTCAAGCCCTTGCAGGTTTAATCCTTGCGGGCCAGCCTGCGCCAAACCGAAAAGACCGCCAGCGGGGCCGCCTTGTGCGGTTCCAAACGCTTGGCCGCCGGGGGCGCTTTGTGAATAGAACTGGCTTGCGTCTAGCGAGCCAAGATTAGTCGGCGCGGCAGGGCCGCCGCCTGCTCGGCCATACATCTCCGCCTGTGCGGGTAACTGCGCGCCTTGCACAGCCACGTTTGCTTGCGCTTGCTGGCCTGCTGTTACCTGCCCCGGCAGCGCCTCTTGCGCGTAACCGGCGATTGGGGTGTAAAAGTTTTGCGGTGCGCCTTGGATTGCGCCAGCGTAGCCGGTGTCATAACTGACACTTGGCAAATTGCGGGCGTCAAACGCTGATGCGATGCCAAGGTTGCCAAGCCCCGCAGCTGCGCCAGCAGCGGCCTCTGACATACGCCGTTGCGCTAATTCTTGAGCGCGGAGTGCGGCTTCAGCCTCGGGGTTGATGGTTTGGCGAACAGTCGGCTGCTCAATGTAGGTCGTGAACTGTTCTTGCGTCGGCGCTTCGCCTGCAAACTCGGGATTGCTGTAAAGACGTTGCTGCCACGCCTCCATCGCCTTGTTGTAGGCGTCGGTGTCAATCGTGGGCGTCTTTTGCCAAGTAACCGTCTGCGACCCGGTGGGGCCGTAGATGTTGGGATTGGACATATAGGCCGATTGCTTGGCGGCTGCCAAGTTGGCCTCACCCTGCTTGATGGCAAGAGTGGTGTAATCAGGTGCTGGCGGCGGCGCTGGTGATTTTTTGCCCATACCTCGGCTCCAAGAAACGACACTTGTCAGGTGTCTGCGTCATAAAAACAATGTCTCCGTCAGGTGCGCCGTCTTTGATACGCGCTTCCTCCGAAAACCCCATTTTCGTGACCAGTTTCAGCGCCCGGGTATGGTTGCTGGAAATCGGCCCTATTATCTTATCAACATTACAGACGTTATAGGGATAATCGTACACAGCGGCTAGGTATGCCGGTGTGACTTGATCCCAAGTGATGTGACAAACGACCGATCTGCCGTTCCACATCTCATAAACCGTACCGGCGACCAACTCACCGTCTTTTTCTAGGCCAATGGCAACAGAACGGTCAGCGTTATAGCCGCCGTCCGTGCGCGACATGACCCAATGGCCCACATGGGGGCCGTTTACGATGCGCCAGCCCATCCGAGTTGATACACAACGTCCGTTGATGCCCATTCCAAGGAGACGTTTTTGCTGGTGCTGTTGAAAACCAACCCACCGCAATAACCGATGCCTTGGATACCTACAAAGTTGTTCGTGATGATGAGGTCAGCACCCCACACCGCCTGATTCCATAGGCCAACGTCCCATAGACCGTACTGCGTTGCCACGAAGGACAGCGCACCAAGGTCGGCGTTGGTTTGAAAGTCTACGTTCATGCCGATGTTGATGGTCGGCTGACCGTTGCTATAGATGGTCGGGCGGCCACGGGTGAAATACTTGATGACGCCTCGCGTCTCAAAGTAGTTAAACGCTTGTAGCGCCTGCGTACTGATGGCGATACCGTCGTCGTTATACCCGCCAGAGCCGCTTGCCGTTGTCCAACACTCGGCAACGTAGCCATCACCGCCGAAATACGGTTTATCGTTGAGCAACGCAAAACAGTTGGCGTTCCAACCCGTGAACTTGCACCACGCTTTGGTGATGTTGTTCATCACAAACTGCTCTTGGCCGCTTGTGCCTGTTGGAATGTTCACAATCAAGGCGTTGTTGAGCGGGTTATAAAGCAATGCCCAGCCAAAACTGTTTTTGTATGCCCTTGCAGCCGCTGCAAACGCGCCCTGAATCTTGTCTGACAGCGATACCTGCGGGTCTAGGCGCGACGATTGCAACGCAGAGGCAAACGGAATCAAGCCATCTAGCGTCAAAATCAGCAAATCGCCGCCGTATTTCTGCAAACAACGACGGGAAATTGGCGCACCGACGATCCACACGCCGATCAGCGCCCATGTGGAGGCGCTAGAGGGATCGGTGCCGCGATATACGATGACTTCGCCTTGGTCGGTGATGAAAACAAGGTTGTCGTCAACGCCGTAGCCTGCGTCAATCGTCCACGACGCCATCGCAATAAGCGTACCGCCCAAGTGCGCGACTGATGACAGGTCAAGCACCTGCGCTGCGCCACCCACAGAGGCTGTCGGCAGATACCAAGCCTTGAGCGTGTCCTTCTGAATAAACCACATCCGATTCTTGAACAGCGTCGGCTGCATCAAAGTCGTTGTGGTTACGCCTGTGATGGCGGGCGTGGATGCGCCGTCAATCGGCGTCCATGTCGTGCCGTCAAACAGCAGCGGCTTATCCGCGCCGTTGGCAGCGTACAAATACCCGCCGCCTGACGTTGTGATGTTGGTGTATTCCCAGCGGCTGTTAGACAGGCCTGTGACTTTGGCCGCGCCTACCGCTCCCGCTGTCGTGACTTCGTAAATGTTGCCGCCTACCGCAGCAAACATCTTGTCAACCGCAGCGGCGTTGTAGACGAGCAGGCTTTCAATCTGCCCTGTCATGCCGGTGGCGTGTTTAACGTACCCGCCGCGCAGCGTGACGCTAGACACACCCGGGAACAGGTTGTTCAGCGTAACGGCATCGGTCGGAGCCATGTTGGCGAGCGAGTCACGGGCGTTCCACCCGCCCACGGGGGCAGGCAAGGATGCGACGTTGTTCGTCGTGCGCTGGATTAGCCGTCTACGGACGGGCGATGCCATTAGTTGTTGCCCGTGCCATAGCCGCTATCGGGGATGTTGTCGTAACCGATCAACACCGTACCCGGTCGCGGGGCAAACGAGAGGTTAGCGGCAGCCGTGTCTTGCGCCACAGCCGTCTCAAATTCCATCAGGTAATCGCGGTAGAGGGCGGTCGTGTCAAAGCCCTTGGCCTCAAAGTACTTGAGCTTCGTACCCAACACCATCAAGCGATCTGGGTAGATGCAGGTGTCGTTGTCGTTGGTGAAGCTGTTTTGCGGGGTGCCGTCTGCCGCTTCTGCCCACGCCTTGCTGCGGTACTCAAAGCCGAGCAACTCCCCACCGTTCATTCCCGGCCAAATCTGGAAGTATTTGCCGAGCAGACGCCAGCGGATACGCGGGCCGGTACTAATGTAGCCCGAGAGCAGCCATTCCCATTGCTGCGGCGACTCGGGGCCGAGCATTTCCCAACGCTTGCTCTTATCCCAATGGGTGCGGTTGACCGTGCTGACGTAATCAGGCGGCAAGCCGTATTTTACCTTTTGGAAGATGACCTGACCGCCAACAACCGTTTCGGTCGTCTGGTAGTTCAGCGTGACCGACGTAGCGCCGACAGAGGTGACGTAGGTGGCGTTCGGGATGCCGACCCCTTGCACCTGATAGGTCGTGTCCAAGCCCGCCGTAGAGGCAAGCCCGGTGATTGCGGCGACACCGTTGACCCAGTTACCCGTGGCCGTGGTGGCCTCGGTGTAAAAGGTGTATTGGCGGGTCAGTTCGCGCCAATCAGCACGACGGAGAAGCTCATACCCAACAGCGTTCATCAACGCGAGCAACTGCACAACGTCTTGGCTGTTATTGCCAGCGACGGTGGACGGCGTAGGAATACCGAGTTCCTCGGTACATTCCTGTATGAGTTCAACCATCGTGCTGCCCATGCTATGCCTCCGTTAGTTCTTTCGGCGGGCGACCACGACGAGGCTTGTCCTCCATCAAGGCCGCCATTTGTGCTTGCAACTCGGCCAACTGGCGCTTGGTGTCCTCAAGTTCTGCGCTGCTTTCAGCGCGGTTCTTGCGGTTCAAGTACAGTTTTGCCCGCTCGCGCAGGCCAACTCCACCCATGCCGATGCGTTGCAGTTGCGCGTCCGACGCCAGAGCCAACTGCTCTACCGTCACAAACTTCAAAATAACCAGTTCTGCAATCTGGTCGCGTGTAATTTCCTCGGGAGCGTCCTTTTGCCACTCCGACAGCGGGGTGCCAATTTCTGCGGCCACGCCATCGCTCTGTTGCGTCTGAAAGTACAGCCATTGGCGCGGGAACCGTGATTTATGTTCGTCGCGTGAGGGCTGGTCAATGATGTTGGTCTTATCGCCGGGAGCCATGATGCGGCAGTAGGTCTTGCCTTTGCCGGGGCCATCGTCCTTGACGTAAAACTCAACGTGCAACTGTGCGTCGGCGTTAGAAACATCGCTATCTAGTGGCATTGTCCTTGCTCCTGTGGGGATTACAGGTTGTTGACCTGTGTGACGGTACAAATGACCGAGGGGATCGCAGGCCATACGCTTGTGGCGCTGGCTGCGAGAATTCTAGCGTTTGTGGTATCGGTTGCCCACATCAACTCAACGTAGTTGGTAGGCTCAAGTTGAATGATGAAGTTCCACGCGGCTACGGTACGCGCCGAAGTGCCTTGCAGAGCAACCGTGCTGGCGGTGTTGGCGACATTTGTGCCGTTTTTGCGTAGCCAGATGTAGACGTTAGCCGTGCCGCCAGAGGTTTCGTCCAACTGTGCGGAAAACTGCACGTTGTAGACGCCTTGGTTAGCCACCACAAGCCGAGAGGTAGGCGAGCCGATAGACACGCCATTCGCCGCGTCCGTCGTGTTAAACGTCATCGCGTAGGCGGTGTTGATAGATGCTGCCGTTTGCAACGTCGTGTCGCTAAACGCACCGTAATGCAGGATCGGCACCGCTCGCCCAAAGCCTTGCAGTTCTTCCCAGAGCGTATTGCTCACGGCATAGAACATGGCCGAGCAGTCAGGGTTAATCGTGCCATACCCGACGTTGTTGATGCTGCTACCCGTATCGTATGGGTACACGGTCAGCGGGTTCGCGCCGCTGTTCTTAACAATGATCGTCTCGCCCATTTCGGTCGGCGGCAGTTTAACGCCTGCGCCAGAGCCTACCGTCGTGACGTTGTTGTAAACAAATGTGATGGCCGTGGCATTGCCTGCCGACGTACCGGCTGCGCTCACGCTCGCGTTGCCGTCGCCGCAAATGGAGACGGTGGACAGGCCGTTCACGCCCGATCCGAGTACGCGAGAGGGAATAGCCATCAGGCTGCCTTTGCCTGTTCGTGGCGCACTCGCATGATCTCGGCAATCAAGCCGGGGCCACGCGCATCCACGTTGATGTCGCCCATCACCTCAAACAGTTTCTGGAACTCGTTGGCTTGCTGGGCCATCGCCATGTTGCAGTTAAACTTCTTGCCGGTTGGGCCGCCCACATGAACGTCAATGGATGGGCCGGTGAATTCCCCGGTAAAACGCTTCAAGCCATCTGCCCGGTTGCAACTGTCGTACCCGTACAGCACGAAGTTGCGGAACCCGAGCAGATAACCAATGTTGATGGCACGAAGTCCCGATGTCGTCCCGCCACCCACGGCCAACTTGCCGGGGCCAATCGCCTGCATCTCGGGGCCTTCTGCCCATGAGTGCCATAGCCATACGTTTTTGCCTTTAAGGTAGTCAAACGTGACGGGCGGGCAGCGTGAGGCGACGAGGTAAACGGTACGGTCGTTGGCCTTTTGGATGCCGTTTGTGCGGTCACGCGGGTCAAGGTTGACCCACATATCAGGCTGGATGCCGTTCTCGCACAGGAAGTCATGCGCTGCCTTGATCGCCACGATGGGCCGACCGGCTTTGCGGTGCGCTCTGATTTCCTCTACAAAATCGGGCATAGACCACCCACTCGCCACGCACACGAATGTTCCATCGTGCTTGATGGGAGTGGGGGTCAGTTCTGGCAGACCACGGCCAAGCGCCGAGCAAATGTTGGAGCAA